TTTGTATACTTGGTACATTTAGACTTGGATCAAAAGCATCAGATACTCTTTGAGCCATTGCACCCATACCTGATATCACACTTTTTCCTTCACCATTAATACCATTAGCGAAACCTTCCATTGTGTAACCACCAATTCCTTTGAACACTTTTGATGGAGAGTGAATGCCTAGCACACTTTTAGCTGCATTTACAGCTTGTCGTGCCACATTTCTTGCAGCGTTTACAACCCATGATATACCGCTCATAATACCGTTAACTAATCCATGCATTAAATCAAGTCCGGCGCTTATCATACCACCGACAAAGCTACGAACAGCATTTACCGCGTTGTTAACGCCATTTCTAACAGTATTGACCACATTCATAAATCCATTTACTACTGAACTTACTATGCCATGCATAGCTGAACCTATAGAACTAAGCATATTCATAAATCCGCTAACTGCTGCATGAACAGCACCCATTACAGCGTTTATAATTGTGCTTTTAATTAAATTCCATAAAGAAGATATCAAAGAAGAAATTGAAGTCATAATAGAACTTGTAATAGCGCTTAATCTCGACCAATTTCCAGTAACGATACCAACGATAATCGCAGACACAACTTGTATAACTCCTTTTATAACATTCCATATAGTAGATACTATGGTAGAAATAACACCAAATATAGTAGAAGTTACAGTTGAAATCGTTGTCCAAGCTGTTGTAACGATAGTAACGATGATGTTAACGATAGTCATAACGACCGTTGATATCGCTGTCCAAATAGTTTGTGCAATAGTAACAAGAACTGTCCAAATCGTTTGTGTGACTGTAACAATTGCCGTCCAAACTGTAGTAACAATTGTGACTAAAGTTGAAATTATTGTCGTTATTACTGTGACAATAGCAGTCCAAACCGTCTGTGCCACTGTAACTAATATTGACCATTGCATTTGTGCTAAAGTAACAATTCCGTTCCATATGTTAGCAAGGAATGTACCTAAGCCAGTAACTACAGAAATAATAGCATTAACAATCGCACCCCAAATAGCACCTGCGATACCAATTAACGCGCCAAATATTGTACTAAAGAAGTTGACCGCATTTTGCCAAGTTTGTTGTAGATATTTACTCCAAATATCCCATATAGCTTGAGCTGCAGAAACAATGTTTTGCCAAATTGTTTGCCCAACTTTTAATATGGTTTGCCAAGCACCTGACCAGTCGCCACTAAGTAACTGTAAAGCTACAGTAATAATTCCAATGATCACATCAAAAGCAACCTTAATAACTGTAGTTATCACAGTCCAAACCGTACTTACAACAGCAACTAAAGCTTGGAAACCTTGAGAAACTATTGGAGATATCAATTTAACTGCTGTTTCAACAACTTGTACGATTGTATCCCAAGCATTTTTAAATATAGGTACAAGAGGTCCCATGATAGATTGCGCTTGAGATAATAAGTCTCCTAAGAAACCGATGACAGCTTGTATTGCTGAACCAACAGCACTTTTAATAGCGTTCCATGCTCCTATTACTGCATTACGTAATACCGATGATGAGTTCCATAAAGCAACGAATATAGCGATTACTGCAGCAACCAAACCAATAATAATGCCAACTGGACCAGTTAGAAATGCAAATGCTGCGCCTATACCTTCGACAGCTCCTGTTATAATGCTAGCTATGCCGCTAAAACCACCTAATAATTCGAATAATGGGCCAATAACTCTTATAACAAACTGAATAGCCGGATAAAGGGCCATAAACGCGCCACCTAGTGTGGCTAATATACCTAACATCATTCCGATTATAGGATTAGCTGCAGTAAGATTCTTGATGAAATCAGTTACAGCTAAAGCAACATCTAATACTGCTGAAGCTAAAGGAGCCATTGCTGTAGCAACATTAATGATAATCATGACTAAATTACCAAGTAATTGAAGTAATTTAGGACCATTCTCTTGAACGTAAGCTATAAACTTCTTAAATCCGTCTGACTTAGCAACAGTAGCACTCCAAGAAGCAAACTTCTCAGACATTTGAGCAAGTGATTCTAAAATAGAGTGAGTGTTAGGTGCGAATGCTTTCATAAGGTTGAATATACCTTTGAAAGTATTACCAAATATCTGACCTATTAACGGTAAATTCTGTTTTGTATATTCAATAAACGATTTAATAGCATTTTGGCCTTCGGTAGATTGAGCCCACGAGTTAAACGCAGCGCCCATTTTCTTAAATCCAGCTGAAACCCACTCAGCAAGTGGCGCTAGTTGAGTGAGAACACTAATAATCCCACTACCAAATTGACCTGCTGCACTTAACATGTTGTTGAATATTCTTACACCTGTTGTACCCATCATTTCAAAGAAACTTTGTGCAACTTGTGAGTTTTTAACCCAATCAAGCATTTTAGCACTAGCTTGTTCCATGCCTTTTGACACTCCAGAGATAAAAGGTGTTAATCCTTGTAATGCAGCTTTTGCAGTATCAATACCATTTGCTAATGTATTAAATATTTGAGATTGATTTTGTTTAATTATGCCTTCCCACGCGCTTTGCAAACTATTTAATGCCGATTGATATCTTTGTGTTTCTGCTGTAGCTTCTAAAGTACCTTTTTTGAGCATGTCTAAAGCACTGACTGCCATACCAGCAAATAAACCAACACCAGCATATGCAGTACCAAATGCCTGTGCCATTCCTAGAGCACCACCAGCAACCACACCTGCTGCGTTCATAACTGCCATTAACGCAGGTACCAATGAAGCTATTGCAGGTACTAATAAAGATATGTTAGATAACATTGAGCCTTTTATCATATTGCCGAATACAGTTCCTGTGGTACGAATGTCATTTGCTAGGCGGTCCATTGCATTACTATAATCATCTATACCTGCTCTAAATGTTTTTAGCACGTCCGATGCACCTTTACCATCAACCTCGAGCCTAGTATGGACTTTATTTGGAATTGAACGTAACATCGCTTTTAGCGCTAAAATCTTAGATACAGCAGCGCCTTCGTTAACTTCTACAGTAGCTTTCGCTTTTTGCCTAGCAAAACTATTGAGCGACTTCTTAGCTTCTGCTATAGCTACACGAGCTTTTGTAGCATCTGCATCTAAATGAGCACTGTAAGAGTTACCATCAAACATATCTAGGTCTATCTGTAACTTTGATAATGTTGTAATTGCTCTTCTAGCGTCCACATCGGCATGCGCATTAGCTGTTGAACCGTCAAAACGTTCTAAATAAGCTTGTACTTCTTCGATGTTAGCTTTTGCGCTCGCTACATTAGCGTCAAGTTCAGCGTCTCCTCTGTAAGCATCGAATTTTCTTACGTATTCTTCTGCAATAGCAACTTTAGATTTAACTTCATCAATATCGACATCTAAGTTACCTTCTGCTTTAGTGTTGTTAAATGATTCCATAGCTGACTTAGCACTTTCTACCGCTCTTTTCACACCAGAAGAGTCTGCATCAATCTTATTATCTTTGATTTTCTCCATAGTACCCTTAAAGCGTTCTGCACTGTTTTTAGCTGCTTGTATAGCACTTTTGAACTTTTTTGCGTTAGCTTCTATTGTCGCTTTAATACTGTAATTAGCTTCTGCCACGTGTTCCCACCTCCTTATTTATTAAGTTCTGCAATTTGTTGAAGTAAATCTTTAGGAGGCATATTTTCCTCAAATTTGCTTTCAGAAGCGAACTTCACAGGTTCGCCTCTGTTTAATCGTTGAATGTTTTCTTGGTAATGCATAATATCATCGGCACTTTTGAAGCGATATTCTGTCTCGCCTTTTTTACCGCCACGTTTCTTCTTCTCTGCAGCTGCGTCTCTAATAGCAAAAGCGAGTTTGTACATATCCATATCTTTATCTAGTTGCTCATACTCTAATGCATACATACGATAGTTGAATTCTCTAAGTGTCATTCGCTCTATAACATCTAAATCATAGATTTTGAGCTTACTCATGCATAAGATAACAATACGATCAAACGTTAATACTTCTTCCTCTACTTCTTGCTGTTCTTTTTGTATTTTTTCGGAACGAGGTTTTGGGTTAAAACACGCTTTCCCAGTTCCTCGATAACTTGGTTACAAAATTCTTCAAGTCCTGTATTTTCAATAACATCTTCAACAACAGCTTCTAAATCTTCTTCTGTTTTAGGTGCTCCTTTTTCTTGTGCAGTTGCAGCTTTAATCACTTTAGCAACATCTACTACACTGTGGCTTTCTAATGCAGGTACTAACATTTCTGTACCTTTACCAAAGTTAACTTGTTCAGCTTCCATGCCCATTTCTTTATCAATGATGTTTAAAAACTTTAATCCAAATGATAATTCGATTGTTTTACCGTTAAATTTGATTTCCATATTATTAATAACCTCACTTTATTTTATTAGTCAAAAAGAAAAGAGGGCTTTAAGGCCCTCATTGTTATACACTTTCTACTGTGCTAGGTTGGTTAGGTTGTGGAATATCTTCTGACGCAAGACCATCGTTCGCAGGATCTGCGGCAACAGTATCGTGGAAGCCATAAGCTGCTTTGTTTTTCTCGATTTGTTCTGGTAAAGTAGCCCAGCCACGTTTCTTTTTAAGATATACACCAAATTCTGTTTCGAATTCAGCGATATCATCAGCGTCATTTGTACGGTCAATACTATTCCAATAACCTTGACGATATTCAGCTTTGTATTTACCTTCCGAATTTTTCACTTTTTTGTTAATTACCCATAATTCATAAGGGGTATCTTCTTCGGTAGCATCTTCAATTTCATCACATAACGTGTCGTCTTGGTTCATGTAGCAAGTGATAGTTACGGTAGACTCTAAAGTACCTCCAGAGTTAACAGGACCATCAACAGTAGCTTCTGTATCTCTATCTTTTTCAGTTTCGCGTTCTAATTCTGTTACCCACATTACTTTATTTGCATCTTTTTTATCGCCAGCCTTACGAATCAAGACTAACTCATCAGTACCTTGTTTAATTGCCATAGGTTTTGCCCTCCTAAAAAATTATATAAAAAAACAAGCCAATTAATGACTTGTATACTCGATATTTATAGTTACATGCGATAATGCTTGATTATCTTCAATTTCAATAGATTCATTGATGTCTAACTGCGGATTGAATAAGCTGAAACCTTCAAGCTTGATATCATCTAACATAATGTTTTGAACTTGCATCAGCAAATTGTCATTAGCACTTTTATCAATATCCAACCCCCACAGATGAACGATGGCGGTAGGGTTACCTCCAAAACTGTCAAAAGTTAACAAGTTCATGCTATCTGTGGTTGTTTGAATAGCAATGAAGGGATAAGACAACTCTTGGTTTAACTCTTTTGTTTCAATTACAGGGACACCAAGTTCACTAAATTTTTCATATAAGTAGTTGAATAGTTGAAGTTTAGCTGATTGTTTCATTACATGCCCCCCGTTTTACCGTTTATTAATTTCTCGAGGTCCTCTCTGACTTTCCTTGTATATCTTTCATAAACAGGGAACATAAACGTTTCAGGAGCCATGTAGCGTGTACCGTATTCTAAAAATCCACTATACCCAGCGTTGGAGGTCACAGCGTACTTCATGTTGCCTTCTTTAGTATCTCTAATCATACGCGCTAAGTTTCCTGTCCAGTAACCTTTGTTCATAACTGACTTAGCACTTACAACAGTATCTCTAGCGAACTCGCCAGCATTGTTTTTGAGCACTTCGTCAACATCATCATCAATGCTACTGTGCATTCGATCTAGCTTTCTAATTAGAGCATCGATATCTCCAGCCACTATTTTACCTCCTCAACGTAGAATACAGTGTCGTGTTCATAGTCGATACGTTTAGTGATAATGTGTTTTACACCTTTGATATAAGCATGTGTAACTTGTGGCTCAAAATGACCATTTAAACGAATGACGTTGATTAGCTTTGTTACGTCTCCATATTCTTGGCTTGTACGCTGCGGGGACAAAGGAGAAATGTTACAAGGGACTATATCAAAAACTTTCTCCTTAACATCGTACTTACTTGTTTTAGGATTGTAACTGCCTTTAATTTCCTTAGAGAACTTCACACGCTTGTTGTATCTCAATAGAAAACACCTCTACCACGTTTACTTGTCTCTTTTGGAAATAAAGCATCGATAACGTCCATATACTCATCAAAATCATTGCTTTGAAAAGTATTAGAACGACCATCAATACTTTCTTGTGTCATACCTTCAGCGCCAACACGATTAAAGCGTTTGACTGATACTTCTTCGATAATGTATTCCAATCGTTCCGGAAC